GCATCAGCCCGCCTCCCCCTCGTCGGGGCGCTGTGCCGGCAGCTGAGGGCAACGAAGCTGCTCCAGCGTCAGGCGGGCGCGGGTGAAGTCGGGATAGCCCAGGATCCGGCTCTCTGTCCGCTCTCGGGACAGCAGGCGCATGTGCAGCCTGGCCCATGTGCGGCCGTCGAGTTGCTCGCCGTTCAGCAGCTTGCGGATCGCGGCGGCCGCATCGCGGCAAAGGCGTTCGAAGTCGCGATCGCGTTTGGCCCAATAGACAGCATGAGCGGCCATGTCGTTGGCAACCTGGGCGGGGTCGGCAACCATCAGCAGGCCTCCCAGTATCCGTCGCGCAGCCAGCCGTGCCAGCCGCATAGCTGCTGGTTGACGGACGGGCGCAGTGTGGGCGCGGCGCGGCTGCCATCCCACCACCAGGAGGCGACGGCGGTCTGCGGCTTGAAGCGGTATCCCACGGTGATCCGCGCCAGCATGTCGCAGCCGCAGGGGCAGAAGAACCACAGCGCCGCCTGCTCGCCGGGTCCGGCCTCGGAGATCCAGATCGACCCGGGGTGCCGGTCGGCGCGGTGCAGGCGCCGGTCGAGATAGACCAGAGCACGCAGCGGCTCGCCGGTGGCCGGCTCCGCGCCACCACCCGGCAGAGCGCCGACCTCCGAGGCCGGTAGGCCCATGACCTCCGCGATCTCGTGCGCCGAGAAGCCTTGGCGCAGCAGCTCGCGGGCGACGATGGACTGCGGCCCGTTCATTGCGCTTCGTCCTCGCGGATGTCGCGCCGCAGGCGCACCAATGGGCCGCGCGAGATGCCGAGGCGCTTGCAAACCACCTCTTGCGACAGACCTTGCTCGAGCAGGGCCAGCGCCATCAGGTCGCGGCGGTCGCGATCGTGCTGGGACAGTCGACGGGTCATCGGGACCTCCGGATGCGGATCAGAAAGGGCCGGTCGCGCCACCAGGCGATGGTGGCGGTGTCGCCGAGGTGGGTGCGGATCGTTTCGCGGCGACCGTGGCAGAAAGCGCAGATCGCGGGCCATAGCGGGCCGTGGCGCCAGTTGTGATCGCCGATCAGGAGGATCATGCTGATCTGGGCCTCGCTCCGGATCATGCTCTCAGCCCCAGCACGCCGCGGCGCAGGCGGGTCAGCATATCGGCGTCGAGACCGGCCTCGGTGGCGGTGGCCTCCAGCGCCTCGTCCATCTCGGCCTGGGCGGCCTCGCGGGCCTCGCGAATGACGCGCTTGCGCTCGTCCTCCAGCAGCTTCTCGCGCATGCCGGAGCTGGCCATCAGGTCCTTCAGCATCCGGCCCAGCGACATCAGGTCCTTGGCCTCCAGGTGGCCTTCCTCGTCGCGCACCGACTTCATCATGTGCACGGCGCTGGTGGCGATCATCTGCATCAGCACGCGGTGCAACTCGCCCTCGCGCTCGATGTCCATCTCGGACAGCAGCTGCTCGGCCCAGCCGAAGGCCTCGCGCTGGTCCTTCAGCAGCTTCGAGAACTCGCCGACGGCGCTCTTGCCAACGCTGAGGGCAAGGCCCTCCTTGGCGAGCCGGTCGTTGAGCGCATCGGTGACGTCAACGATCTCGGCAAATCCGCGCGAGGCCAGCTCGTCGGCCAGCCAGCGGCGGAGCTCCTCGGGCAGCAGGTCGACCTTGCGGGGCGGCGGCATGGCTCAGGCCCCCGGCCGGCGCGGCTGGATACCGGGATGGCGGGCGATGCCCTGGGCGACCTCGACGCCGCGCACCGTGGCGGTCGCGACGATGAAGCCCGACAGGTCCTCCTTGGTGACCAAGCCTTGCTCGGCCAGCCAATGCACCTCGGCCACCACCTGGTCGCGGGTGTAGCCGATGCCGTAGATGATCAGCAGGTCGGTCATCAAAAAGACGTTGGAGGTGTAGCGCGGCGCGTCTTCCAGCATCTGCAGGATCGACAGGCGGGCGTGCTCGCGCAGTTCCTCGGCGTAGCTCATGGTTCAGCTCCTGTTCAGCAGATGCTCTTCGTGGCGGGTGACGATGCTTTCCAGCCGCGCCATGATCCGGCTGTTGCCGTCCATCACCGCATCCATCCTGCTCAGCAGCCCGGTGATCTCGCTCATCTGCAGCTCCAGCTTGTGGATGTCGTCGCGGCCCGGCATCGAGCGGGTGGTGTGCTCAAGGCTCTGGATGCGGGCCTCGTGGCGGTCCATGCGGTCGGCCCCGGCCTCGAAGCGTTCGTCGACCTTGGACCCGCGCGTGCGGACCCAGGCGAAACCCATGGCGCCGATCGAGAGGAACAGCGCCAGAGCATCGAGCAGCAGCTTGAGCGCGTCGTAATTCACAGGGCATCTCCGGCGAGGGGAGTGCCACGGGCGGCCTCAAAAGCTTCGCCGCTGGCGGCGAGGCAGGTCGTACCGTTGGCGCCGGTCACCGTGATCGACCAGGTGTGCGTCTCCGGGGACACGAAGGTTTCCACGAGCGTGCCACGGCTCACGCCCTGGAACACGGATACCTGTCCGAGCTCGATGGCGAGACGTTGCGCGACCTCGTCGCGAGGGGCGCAAGGCACCGTTCTGACCTGCGCCCCGGCGGCACCGGCCACCAGCAGCGCCACGAACAGCACCGCGCAGACGAACCCCACGGTCCAGACGTGGCGCCGCGACAGCGCCTCCCACGAGGCGACGAGGCCGGCGAGGATCAGCAGCAGCAGGGAAGCGAGGGCAATGAACATGGACGGTGTCCTTTCGAGGTCAGCGGGCGGCGAGGATCGCGGCCAGGGCGGGGTTGTCGTCGGGCAAGGGCGCCGGGCCGTCGGCGGGCGGCTCGGCATCGAGGTCGCGCAGCGAGGCACGCTGGTTGAGCACCATCTGGGTGCGGGCCATGACGCCCGCGACGTCGCGCTGCGCGTCCAGCGCCTTGGCCTGCTGGCGGCCGCCGAAGAAGAAAGTCACCACGATGGTGATCAGGCCCCAAACCTCGATCGGGATGATTGCCCAGGCGGTGAAGACCTCGGCCATGAAGACCGGGTCGATCACGGTCCAGACCAGCAGCGCGAAGACACCCAGGGTCAGCGCCGGGCGCGGCAGGCGGTTCAGCCCGTCGACCAGGCTGTCCCACCAGGTCCGCTGCGCGCGGGCCACGAACTCGGCGGCGAACTGGTTCAGCGTGGCGCTGTCCAGATCATGGCCGCGCTGGCTGGCGCCCTCGGCATTGACCTTGAAGACCTCGACCAGCTCGCGCACCGCGGCGGAGTTGGTGCCGAAGAGCGTGGCGAGGATCTGGCGGATCAGCCCCATACCGCCACCCGCTCTGCGAACTCGGCATCCGTCAGGTGATAGCGTGGCGAGATGAACTCCTCGGCGCGCTTGATCCAGCCGCCCTTGCCGCCGGCGCGGCTGCGGGCGTATTTGCGCGAGGCCGGGCGGCGGTCGGCGATGGCGAAGTAGTAATTGCGCCGGGCGATGCCATAGGCGTCGACCAACGGCGCGCCGGTCTCGGCCCAGGCCTGACGGGCCGCGCCGATGGTCTGCGGCCCCAGCGCGCCATCCACGATCACCCGATGCCCAAGCGCGTTCAGCATCCGCTGCAGGATCCGCACCGCGTTGGCGCCGGCATTGACGTACATGTCGAATACCGTGCCATGCAGCGCTTCGGGCAACTCGTCGATGCGCGGGCCGCGGAAATAGCGCTCCTCGAAGATGGTGATGGCGTGCTCTTGCGTCAGGGCGCGCACGTCCATCACATCGATGTCTCCGTCGCCGTCGAGATCCCCCCAGGGGATGTCGCGCAGAGTGTGGATGGTGACGCCGTATTTGGTCGCGCCGCCGGGATCGTCGGGATCGTTCACGAAGCCACCTTCGCGCGCGACGATCTCCCGGGCCATCTCGCGGACTTCGCGTTTCGCACTCATTTCATCTAAACCCCCTGGACCTAAACGGTTCGAAATGTCCGGGCACCAGCCCGCCAACAGGGTCAGATTGCGCTCCGAGGGGCGCGCGAAACATGGGGAAGGTTTACTCGCGCCAGTCGAAGAGCGGCAGCGGCGGCAGTTCCGCCGGGGCGCCGAGGGGTGGCATGGCGGCGCGGGCCTTGACCACGGTGCGGCGGGTGGTGCGCAGCTGTGCGACGATCTCGTTGACGCTACGGCCCTCCGCCGTCAGCGCTTGGATCACCCAGACCTTGGCGATGGGCACATCGGTCAATTGCGACGGCAGGCGCGCGCTCAGCGCAGCCAGTCGTTCGGCGCCGATCAACGCCTCGGCAGCGCTCTTGCCCTTGGGCGCATCAGGCAGGTAGAGCCGCTGGCCGCCGAACTCCAGCAGGAAGCGCAGGGTCAGCGCCGGCCCCAGCACGGCGACATAGGGGTCGAGATGCGCCGGGTGGCGCGGATATGCGACCGGCGCGGTCACTTCCGCCCGCGCCGGCCCCGCCGGGGCAGGTTCTGGTGGGTGGCGGTGACCACGACGCCCTCTTCCGACAGCAGGAAGCGGACGCCCTCGATCACCACCGCCGAGAGGCCGCGATGGTCGCCACAGGCCAGATCCACCTTGTGGCCCAGCTCGCGACGCAGGGTTTCCACGTCGATATCCAGCACGCGCTCCATATAGCGCAGCAGGGCATTGTCCGAGACCGGGTGCAGGCTCTTCTTCATTTGCGGATCCTCGTCCAGTCGAAGTCGATCTTTTCACGCTCGCCCCACTGCTTGAGTGCCTGCAGGATCTGGTCGATCTTGTCGTGATCGCGCAGCGCGTCGATATCGGTGGGAACGAAGCCCCAGGCCCGGCCGAACCGCTTGGAGACGAAGGCGTTCAGCCCGCGCCGGGTCGGGTCCTTCAGGGCGCCAGCCTGGCCGAGCTTGGCCCAGAGCACGTGTACCAGGCGCAGATCGCCGCGCGGCGCTTGCGGGCGGCGGCGGCCCGAGCTGGGCGTGAAACCGCGCGTCTTCAGCTCGTCGAGCACGCGCTGGCGCTCGGCGTCAGTCATGTCGGAAAGGCTGGACTTGCCGACCAGCCGCAGCTGCAACTCGTGCCGGGTCTCTGCGTCGATGCCGAGCTGCTTGCAGCCCACCTGGATGGTACGGATCAGGGCGGCGGTCATATCGGCATCGCCTCCAGGCGCGCGTACATCCGGGCCTCGGCCACGTCCATCAGTGCCTTTACGCGGTCCGCTGGCAGCGCGGCGCGGTCCGCCTCAGCGCAGATCCTGTGCAGCTCCGACCAGAGCCGCTGCTGCCCGGCTGCGCAGGCATCGACATAGGCGCTGGTCGCGGCGTCCAGCTCCGCCGCGAAGCTGTCGAGGGTCATGGGCAGGGGATCGAGGGGCATTACATCGCCTCCGCGTCCGCCCGGACCACCTCGGCCGGGATGTTGAATTCGGGCTCCGGGCGGGTGCAGGCCGCAGCCGCCAGGAGGGTGAGGATCAGGAGGGTGCTGCGCATCGGTCTATGCCTTCGCCATGTCGATGGTGATCGGTACCCAGGGCGCCTCGCCATGGGTGCGATGGTAGAACCGCATGTAGGTGCGGCTGCCGATGGCGCGCTCGGCATCATGGATCGCCTGCATCGCCTGTTTCCAGCGGCTGTCGTCGATCGCGAGCTTGGTCAGGCTGAGCAGCTCGGCGCGGTTGATCTTGCCCTCCTTGTCGGTATTGAAAGCGCGCTCGACGATGGCGCGCAGTTCGGGGCGCGCGTCCGAGGACCACTCGGTCAGGCACTCGTCGACCAGGCTCTTGGCGATCTGCAGCTCGGGGCCGTAGTCGAAGACGTCCGAGACCTGGACGGTGATCTTCAGCGTGCCGTCGTAGCTGAGGAAGGTCATGTTGCCCTTCCGGCCACCGCGGGTCTCGCCGTATTCCTGCCCCAGCACGTCGAGGAAGGCGTTCACGTCCTCGAAGCTGTGGCCCTTGAAACGGGCGATCTGGGCGTTCAAGTCAAAGGCGAAGCCGGCGATCTTGCGCACCAGTTCGTCCTGCAGCTGGTCCTGCGGCTTGATGGTGTCGAGCGGCTGCAGCCGGCCCTTGGCATCGCGCATGTGCGGGGTGCCGCCGACGTCGATCACGCCGGGATGTTTCATCTGGGTCATGTCGTGCTGTCCTTTCGGATGTGGCGATGGGCGAGCAGGCAGGCGTGGCCCGCTCCAGTGAGGTCGATCAGGCCCGCCATGGCCTCGATCTCGTCGTGGGTGACCATCTCGGTGCCGCGGCGACCACGGGTGTCGATCTTGGTCAGGGCCGAGCCGCAGAGGGCCAGCAGCTCGGTCTCGGTCATGGGCGCGCGATCAGCCATCCTTGCCCTCCTGATGCAGCGGGCAGCGGGTGCAGGCCCGGTACATGGTCACGCTCAGGCTGTTGGCGTTGGAGAAGACCCGAGCCTTGCGGCGCCACTTCAGGCAGCACTGCTTGCCGATCTCGCCCAACGCCGGGCAGGTCACGGTTTCGGACACCAGCGCGCCGCGCACCGTCTGCTCGATGGCATCGGTCGATGCGCCGTATTTGGCGCGCAGCACCGCGCTGATCGCGCCGGCGGTGTAGCCCAGCAGCGCCGCTGTCTTGTTCTGCGAAGTGCGGTCGCACTCGCGCGCCAGCGCTTCGATCCAGTCCGGGCAGGGGTCATGCGCCGTGCGGGCGGTTTCCAGCGCGCTCATGACAAGCAGCCTTCGGGCAGGATGAAGGCGCCGGTATTGGGATCGTGCAGCCCGGTGACGCGCCGGGTCTTCGGCGCCGCCGGGCCGGTATCACCGACCAGCTTGAAAAACGCCTCGCGCTTGCCCGGCACCGCGGTCTGGAGGACCCGCAGATACTGAGCATCTAGCAGGGCACGGCAATAGGCGCGGGCCTGCTGGACCGTGACGCTGATGCCGCCGACGTTGGAATGCGCGGCCACATCGGTCGGTGAGAACTGCCTCAGCAGGCGCATGGTGCGCCACATATTGCCCTCGGCCGAGCGCCCGGGCTCGGTGGTCGCGGACGCGGGGATGGGCTGCTCCGCGAGGATGTAGAACCTCGTGTTTCCGTCCTTCCGGGCAATGCGGACCTTTCCTGCCTGCTCCCAACGGAGAATGTAGCGGCGGGCGGTCTCCTCGTTGATACCGGCAACACGGGACAGGTCGGTGAAATGGAAGACGCCGAGGTCGGGAAGCTGCGCGAAGGCCCGGTCTTCCGTTTTCAGGTACTCGCTCATCCTCGCGCCTCCCGGCGGATCGCCTGCACCGAGCCGCGGCTGGAGGAGCCGCCGGTCAGCTCGTCAGGACGGCGCACCGCCGGCGGCTGGCCGGTGTGAAAGGCGCGCTCGCCCCACAGGGTCATGTCAGCCATCGATGCACCGCGAGTGCGGGCCAGCTCGCGCACGCGGCTGAGGTTGACCGCGACGCGACGGATCGAGCCGCCCGAGGCATTGACGATGGCACCCAGCAGATCCGGCGCCACCTCCAGCCCGCCGGCATAGATCCCAGCCAGCGCCCGCGCATCTGCCGTGTTGCAGGGCAGCGCCCGCTCCCAGGACAGCATCCGGTTGTGGATATTCTCCCACTTGGTCAGCTTCTGCGGCAGCTCTTCCTCGCCGACCAAAATGATCGGGGCCTGGCTGCTCTCGTAGATGTCGCGGGCCACCTCGATCATGCGTTTGCGCAGCAGGTACTGGGCGTCGTCAATGATCAGCGGACGGTCGGTGCGAGCGAGGTGCCCGCCGATGGCGTCAACCATGCGCGCCACGCCCATGACCCGCGGCAGGCCGATCTCGTGCAGGATCATCTCGCAGAGGTAGCTGGGCGTCCAGCAGTCCTTGACCTGGACCACGTGGGCGTTGAACTCGTTGGCCGCCACCGTGACGGCGGTGGTCTTGCCCCAACCCGAGGGGCCGGAGAATGTCGCCATGCCGGGCAGGCCGAAGGTGCGGTCGCGGACCTGCTCGACCAAGGTCAGCAGCACGCCGACATTGCGAAGGGGGGCGATGGAGGGTGTATTCATTTTTCTACTGCTCCTTGTCTTCAATCGTCTCTTCCGAGGGCGCGCAGCCGAGC